ATAAGTCCTTTGAGTGTGCTATCGCGGAACTTGAAGAAAGGTTGCCGGAAGAACGCGCACAAGAACTAAGCCGTCTCAAGTTGCGGGTTGAGAGTCTTGAGAAAGCAGTCAGCAAATAGGAGGCAAGCCATGAACGCCGACGAATGGGTGGAGTATTACATCGAGGAAGCCAAGCGCGAATACCGTCCGTTTGACGACGACCCCGACTATTGGGGCGACCGCGAGGCTTTCCGCAAGCACATCGAGGAAACGGGAGAGGAAGAGGGTACGACCTACTTCTACTGACGGAGGACGAAATGAACGGAGTCGAAGCGAAAATCACGACCGGCATCGCCAGCCAGGGTGGACATTGGTACCGACCGGACGGCGCGGCCTGTTACGAAATCGAAAAGAAAAAGGGCGGGATGAGGCCGGTAGATATGCGGGACGCCAGAAAGCACAGACTTGTGCCGAGTGTTACCACGGTCATGAAGGTCATGGCCAAGCCCGCCCTTGAAGTGTGGAAGCAGAAACAAGTGCTTCTTGCCGCGCTGACCCTGCCGATGCACGACGGCGAATCCCTGGACGATTATGCCGCCCGTATCATGGCCGACTCCAAACAGCAGGTGATTGAAGCAGCACAGCGCGGCACCAACATCCACGCGGCCATCGAAGCGCATTTCTGCGGTGACGCCGTTGAGTCGGATTATATCCCCTATGTCATCGCGGCTACCGAGAAGATTTTTTCCATCGGTGCCGAGTGGGAGCCGGAAAAGAGCTTCGCGCATCCCTCCGGTTACGGCGGCAAAGTTGATTTGCACAGTCGCAGCGCAAACGTGGTGCTCGACGTAAAGACCAAGGAATTCACCGAGGCCGACACGAAGAAGCTTATCTACGACGAACACAGCATCCAACTCGCGGCCTACCGTTACGGGCTGGACATGCCAACCGCCGCTTGCGGCAACGTGTTCGTGAGCGTGTCTGAGCCTGGGCTGGTGCATGTGGTGATGCACGACGAGGAAGAATTGCAGCGAGGCTGGCGGATTTTTCAGGGGCTTTTGAGTTTGTGGAAGGAAATCAAGAAATTTGACCCCGCGTTTTAGGAGGGCGATATGGACAAACAACAAATTTGGGCAGCACTGGCTGCACCGTTTCCCGCAGAGGACATTGAATGGCGCATTGCCCAAAAGGGAGCGCGGGACGGTAAACCGTGGGCCAAGGTGCTGGCATATGTTACAAACCGCGCCATCATGCAGCGCCTTGACGATGTGATGGGACCGGAGAATTGGCGCAACGAATTCCAGCATATCGACAGTGCGTTTTTGTGCGGACTGTCCCTGCGGATTGACAGCGAGTGGATTACCAAGTGGGACGGGGCGCAGGAAAGCCAGATCGAGGCGACCAAGGGCGGCATATCCGGGGCGATGAAGAGGGCGGCGGTGCAGTGGCGTATCGGACGGTATCTGTATGACCTCACCGAAGGGTGGGCCAACATTCACGCTGGTGGGAAAAACTACGTGGGCGAGGACCGGAAGAATAACGTACCGGCCTTTAAATGGGACCCTCCGCAACTGCCAGCATGGGCGCTGCCGAAAAGCGATTTTGTCACCCGCAGCCAGCTTGCCGATATCGAAGCGCTGATCGCGGAGACCGGCGCAGACAAAGAGAAGTTCTGTGAATGGCTGGGTGTAAAAACCCTGGCCGACATTCCGGCGCAACATTACGACAAAGCGATCAGGGCACTGGAAGCCAAGCGCCACGCTGCTTAACAGTCACGCGGCAGGTTTCGTTATGGTTCCCTGCCGCACCCCGCCCTCGGTAGTCGGGGGCGGGGAACACTAACCAGGAGGAAACACATGGTAGGCAAGTATTGCATGGTACGCACGTATTCCGCAGGGGTTTTCGCTGGCACAATCAAGGAGCGCAAAGGGAAGGAGGTGCTACTGACCGACGCTCGGCGTATCTGGTACTGGGAAGGGGCAGCAAGCCTGTCCCAGTTGGCCACGGATGGCACGAGCACACCGCATAAATGCAAATTCCCGACTGCGGTAGACGAGGTTTTGTTGACAGAGGCGATCGAAATTATCCCGATCACGGACATTGCCGCGAAAAGCATATCCGAGGTGCCGATATGGAAGATGTAGGGCGTTCTGGCTATGGCTATGGCTATGGCTCTGGCTATGGCTCTGGCTCTGGCTATGGCTATGGCTATGGCTCCGGCGACGGCTACGGCGACGGCTACGGCGACGGCGACGGCTCCGGCTACGGCGACGGCGACGGCTACGGCTACGGCGACGGCTACGGCGACGGCTCCGGCTCCGGCTCCGGCTCCGGCTACGGCTACGGCTACGGCGACGGCTCCGGCTACGGCTACGGCGACGGCTCCGGCTACGGCGACGGCTACGGCGACGGCGACGGCTCCGGCTACGGCGACGGCTACGGCGACGGCTCCGGCTACGGCGACGGCTCCGGCTACGGCGACGGCTACGGCGACGGCTACGGCTACGGCTACGGCGAAGTCGGACAACAATAGTTAACCCGCATACCGGCTCCCGCTGTGGGGGCCGGGAACTTAAAGGAGGATTGAAAATGGAGAGTACCGAATTAGCCATACATGGAATCTGCAAGGGAGGCGCAAGTGACATGCAGGCTATGTAGCAATACCGGACTGACAAAATGGGAAATTGAGCTCAACCGAGGCAACGAAATTCTCATGCGCGTCTTTTGTGCGACTTGTGATGATGACGCAAAGGCACAGGCGAAGCGCGGTTATCCTGAGTACATCGTATCGGATTGCAGGGAGGTGGCGCAGTGACGATAAAACTTGCCGTCAATGAAACGATGTTGCGCCCACCGAACCACACACAAACTCTTTTTGAGGGGAATCTACGATGGACCTGATTGGTGAAGACCAGTGGCAATGCCCTTTCTGTAAAAGTGTAGGGGTGTTTGAACCGACATATTTGGGCGCGTTCCCCCATCTTTACAAATACACATGCACTGAGTGCGGAGTATCCGGGCCGGTTGGTAGCGGGCAAACGGAAAAGGCTGCAATCCAAGACGCAAAGATTGAAACGATAAAATTCCTGAATGGTTATTACAGTCTAGAACTTGCGAATAATGAGCTCATCAAAACCATTAACCAATCATGCAAAAACGCTCTCGACCTTGGATATTGCGACATGATCGATTGCGCAAACTGCGACAGCATGAAAGCGGTGAATAAATGGAAATCGCAATCGAAACATACGGGGATGGACACAGAGAAATAACCATCGACGACAAACGGTATTGGGTGAAAGAAACACGCAATTTTCAATTATCAAGTGTTGGCCCAACCATGGACAAAATCCCCTGTCGGGTGACGGCGTTTAAAGTGGAGGAATCATGCGAATAGTCAAAAACTTTTGTGATGTTTGCGGGCTTGAGGTTTCAAACGCGCTCGGGAATTATCCTGCGACTCTTAACATTGAAAACCCTAACGGGAAATCGTTTTTCGATTTCGGTTTCCGACATACACAAGGTACAAGGCTTGAAATTTGCCATCATTGCATGCACAGCGTATTGAACTATTTAAAAGAAGTGCACACTTATGAAAACACAATGGTGAAGACATGAAACAACGCTTCGTTTTATCCCACGACACAGCCCGGCAACGCGCCATTGCAGCCGTACAGAATGCGCCGGAAGGGATGGAGGTCATCGTAAAGCCGCACAAGTCAACACGGAGCCTACAGCAAAATAGTTTGTACTGGAAATGGTTAGACCTTGTCCGCCTGCACATTGCCGACAGCACAGGAAACTTTTTCTCTGCGGAAGAGTTGGCCGAATGGTTTAAGGCCAAATTCCTACCGGCGCGAGTTGTTGACCTTAACGGCGAGGCTATCCCATGCCGCCGCACTACCACGAAGCTCAACACGGCAGAAATGGCCGATTATCTCAACATGATTGACCGTTATTGCGTTGAGAGTTTGGGGCTGTACTTGCCGCAACCAGGAATGGAGGACGTTGCATGATGTTCCCGAAAAATAAACGCTGGAAATCAAAAAAATACAGGGACGCAGCACAAGGCCAAGACTGCAAGATGCGTTTGCCTGGATGCCTCAACAACACGGAAACCGTTGTCCTCGCCCACCGTAACGGCGCAGGGGTGGCGCTCAAGCACTCCGACCATGACGCGGCTGATATGTGCGCCCATTGTCACGATATTTACGATGGAAGGAAGACGGCGGGAGCAATGACCTACTCAAGAGAATATCTCGAAAGAAAGTTTGACAGCGCCCGTATTGAAACGATCGTCAACCGTATAGAGCGCGGGATTATCAAATAGGAGGCAACATGAACGCAGCAAGCATTGAAAAATCGAAACGCCTGCAACGGGTAGACGATCTGTTAGCGACTGGAAAAAAATACAGCACCCTGGAAATATCGCAACTCGCCAAGGTATGCGCCGTAAACAGTTGCATATCTGAATTGCGCGACAACGGCAGAAACATCACGTGTGAGCGCAAGGGGGATGTCTGGTACTACCAGATGCCGGAGCGCCTCACCTGCCGGTTTTAGGGCGGGTGCAGTCGTTGGTTATCCGATTTTATTGGAGGATTTATGCCCGAGCAAAACGGATGGATAAGTATAGATGATTCCCACTTTCCACTGGAAAAATACAAGGGAGACGAAATTGTAATCCGTACGAAAGCTGATAACTACCGGTGGGTATATAATATCGCCGTTGTTGATGATGACGGCAAAGTTGCGATTGACCCCTGCGTGATATGTTCTCGGTGCGGGGGAACGCTGCAATGGAAACCGCACGCATGGAACCCGTTTTCAAAAATGCCGATGGAGTGGAAGCCGCTTGGCAAATTCATTGATGCGGACCGTTCGTTGGCACATGCAAAAGCCCATGCGGAAGATATGTACCATCGTGCGTTGAGAGCAGAGGAATTGCTGTACCGGTTTTACATTGACCGTGACAAGAAAGCGGAAGAGGCTATTTTAAACTTTGTACAGGACGGACTTGATAAGGAGGGTCTTTTGTAATGATAACCTCGTGTAACCACAGTGAGAATATTATTTGTGGATCTTGCCTGATGAAGAACCACCAAGAAAAGCAAGTTACTGAAAATTTGTTGCGAGGTGAACTGTTGAAAAGGGCTTTGCCATACTTGGAAGCATCGTTGCTCGGGCGGCTGTACTCGGAAATGCAAGGTGCTCATGAGAATAAAGCACTGCACAAGGAACTTGAGCAGGAGTGTTCAGACCTGGAAACACTTATTGAAGAAATAAAGGAGACAACATGAAAAAGCCTGTTTGCCCGTTTAATTATATGGAAGCAAACCTTGGCCTTTCTCGTGGTGATGCAGATTGCTTGTTGTTTAAGAATACCAGAGACGGAATGCGGGAACTTTTGGATATTTCGCACGACGAATACCGGGAAATATATAATCAATTACAGGAATTGATAGACAAATCCGAAAACCTTCTCTACACGATTGAAAGTGACAAAGACGTGTCAGAAAAAAGATGGTGGCTTGACCAGAGAGCGCAACTTGCGGAGGAGATAGACAATGCCAAAAAATGTTAATTATCGAGTGAAATACTGGAGATGGATTAACGAACAAGCCGGAGAGTGGTATAGGACTGGCCTAATGACAAAAGATGTCGCCGAAAAAGTTGCCGAAAGTTTCCGACAATCACATGAGCAAGTGGAGGTGTATAGAGATGACGAATAAGGCCGCATACAACTTTGAAGAATTTTTAAGAATAATGGCCGAAGAAGGAGATAACACCAATGAATAGCTACGGTGACGGAAATGGACATAACGACATTGTGTGAAAATTGTGGCTGCGATTTCCCGGAAGAAGATGCTCATGAATGTGAAAAATGCGGGGCTGTTCTCTGCCCTGAGTGTGTCTGCGAAAGTTGCGAGAACGAAT